CCGTAACCTTCGTAGAACTCAGGCTTTAACCCTGCTGGCAAAATGAGTGCGCGCTTACGCTGCTCGGTCTGACCGGCTAGGTTGTCGTTAATGATGTTTTCATACTGACGCATAACGAGCGGGTCATTACCGAAATCAGCATCCGAGGTAAGCATCATTTCCGGAGTTACGCCGTCTGTGTATTCAGCGCGGAGCCATTGCTGGCGACGCAAATAAAGATCAGCGAGAGGCAAGCAGCGCTCAACCGGTGATGAGCCGTACACGCTATTAGCGCGGCGGTTACGGATGAAATAAGACAAATCATCAGCAGTGAATTCGCCGTCTGCTTCCGGACTATCAGAGTTAGCGGTGAATTCAGAACGAGGGAACCCGTAAAGGATTTGCTGGTACGCAGCTTGCGGAGGCATTGGTCGCATACCGCGTTCATCAAGGAGTGGCTTAATAGTTGCGCCGTCTAGAATCTGGAAACCGTAAAGGTCGCCGCCTACGGTGCGCTGCGGCCAAATAGCCCATGCGTCAAGCACTAGAATTTCTTCTAGGCTCATCATCATCCAGTCAATGAAAGTTAAACCGTTAGCGCGATCAGGGTTCTCCCAAAACTCACGCAAACGGTAAATATCTTCTGAGAACTTATCGCGCGCTTTGCTCATAGCACGGACATGGTCACCGCCGATTTCAGAAATAATCTTTTCGCTGGCATCCTCGGCAATAACGATATCCCAGTCAAGTCCAGCAATCTTGCTCTTTAATACCTCAACGCACCGGCGGACAATATCAATCTGCTCAGCCGCGCCGCGTAGTGTCTTAAACGGAACGAGCTTCTGTTCGGTTGCGATGTTGATGTTCTGAGCAACTTGGTACTCATAACGGCGTGGGTCGGGACGACCATCTTCACGCAGAGGGTTAATTGCTCCCGGAAGGATAGGCGATCCCGGACCGAATGGAACTCCGGCGAGAATAGGATTGCGCGGTAGCGGAGTCTGCTGTCCATAACTAGCCGATACGCTTGCGTCACGCATCTGCTGTTCAGTCATCGTAACTGCTCCCGCAGGGAGATTGATAGACGACTTGTTGATGTTATCTGCTACTGCTTTGGCGAGGCGGTCAATTAGACCCATGCGCGCTCCTTTGCCTAGTTAATTCAGCCTAACTTATCTGTTATCCGAATACAACTACGCGGTAAGCGCTAGAAGCAGGAGCAACCGAGAAGGCGACTGTTACGGTATTAGTGGTTGAGTGTGTAATGTCTGCATACACTTCGTTATATCCGGAAGCATCGTAAACAGTTACTTGAACATCACGCGTACCGAGGTTATGCGTTACGGTAATAGAGGTAGATGAGCCGTCACCGATTGTTGTGGCGTATTTGCGAACTACTACGGTAGTGTCGATAGAAACGGTGTTTGTACCGACTACGATACCTGAGCCAGCGCCAACTGCTAATCCGCTAGAAGTAGTAGCAAGACCTGAGTTGGTTTGTAGCAAAATGCTTGCACCGCCGGAAGCAGCTTGCAATCCACCGCTAGAGGTCGGGTTAAACGCAAATGTGTTACCGGTAAGTGATAGACCGTTACCAGCGAGGTAAGTACCAGCACCGGAGAACTGCGTGAATGCGATTGCATCCGTGCTGATCTTAATTCCGTTTACAGGGTTTGTTGAAGTACCTGTGTTTGTCTGTACCCAACCGGTATCAGCAAGAGTTGTACCAGTAGCAACGAATACGAAGTCACCAGCGACTACTTGACCTGCAATGTGGTTATCGGAATCTGTTGCGCGAGTGAGGACGGTTGAAACGCCAGTAGTTCCGGCGGTAGTTACATAATAAATACCGTTTTGTGTTGCTGTTGCTTGGTTCTTAACGAGGATACGGTCATTGAGAATGAGTGTGTGTCCGTCAATAACTGTTGCGCCGGTTGCGCTGAAAGTGAATGTTGCGCCTACACCAGTACCGCCGTCAGCGCCGGTTGAACCGGCTGTGTAAGTACCTGTGAGAGCAGCAGTAGTAGCAGCAACAACAGAACCGTGAACATTCAGACCTTGTGAAGCTGCGTCTACATACGATTTGTTAGCAGCATCGGTGGCGGCAGTAGGAGTACCGAGGTTAGTAAGTTTGTATCCGTTGAAAGATACATTCGCTACCGGAACGGCGAACTGGTCAAGTGTGAAATCAGCAGGAGTAAATCCGTGCACATGGTCATCGTGCGAAGCGTTAGTTGATGTACCAGCAGAACCCGTAGTACCTACGATTGCGCTAGGAGTTGCGCTGCCGAGGCTAGGTGTACCGTGCGTGTGGTCAGAGTGAGCAACGGTGGTTGCAGTACCGGTCGTTGATGAAGCGCCAAATGAAGTCTGCGCAGTAGGAGCGCCGAATCCCGGACCCGCGTGAGCGTGATCTGCGCGAGCGTAGTTGGTGCTAGTTCCATCAGCAGAAGTACCGGCGACTGTTACAGAAGTTGATTGTCCGCTACCGAACGCTTCTGCTTGCTGCCATGAAGAACCGTTGCTGTAATAAATTAAATAGTTATCGCTTGCGTAATAGAAAGTACCTGCGTTAGCGGCTGAAGCAGCCGGACGCGCGCCGAGTGTACCGACAGTAAAGCCGCCGGTAGGAATCCATCCGTTGCCGTTGTAATAAAGGAGAGTGTTGCTGGTGGTGTTGTAGTAAATCTGTCCATTAACCGGAGTAGAAGGCGCTGTCGCAAGATTCTGAATCTGCGCATTAAGCAGCTGATTTTGGCTAAGGTCAAGATTGACCAAGAATTTACGCGACATTATTTCTCCTTAGATGATATACGCAGTCCCGCTGAAAGCTGCGGTAAAGGTGATGACCATTTGGTTAAGTGTAGGGTAACTGAACGAGCCTTCGCATTGGGTACCGCCGGAGTCAAATACTACCGCCGTAGGGTTACCATTGAGATTGTGGTTAATTGTCCAAGTCGCCGATGATGTGGCTTGGTTATGCGTATAGAAAACGAGAGTGCTACCAGCCGGACCCTGTACGCCTACCTGCGAGATAGTTACATTTGGCTGTTGATTAGCAACGGTCACATTCTGCATTGTGTTCGTTACGGTGATGTTGTCGGTCATACACGCGCCAATCCGATAGTGATGTTGCCGTCAAGCCAGTCGTAGGCAATTCCGCCGCCGCTGGTTGCTTTAATCCCGTAGTAATACTGTCCCGGAGAGAGTGAAGCGGTCTGCGTACCTGTGATGCGGAATTGCGCTACGCCGGTAGAAGGGGAAGCGACTGTAATACCGGAGCCGATGGAAAGATTGAGAAGGGTACTGCCGTTATTTTGATTACTGACCGCCATGCTAATTGAGTAACCGGTTAAGTTAATCGGAGCGCCGGTTTGGTCTGTCCAAGTCACAGTGAAAATGAGGTCAATACCCTGATTTACTGTTGGATTGTAAGCAGACACATTTACCCCTTAATTCTCTGCGCTAATAATAGCGGTATTACAGCGAGGACATTGTTTTGTTCCTTTAGTTACTGGCAAGCGACATGAAGGGCAGAAGTCAGCCATTGCCGCTAATGAACGCATAGCAACTGAACCGCCAATTAAATCTGTTACCGCCCAAACCATCGCATCCAACCGGTCAGGAGATATATCGCTATCCGGTTCCCAAGTGACGAGTTGATCTTCTAACTCCGGCAATCCGCCAACCATGTGTAAGCGACCTTGCTCGCTGAGCGCTGAAACAGGTTCGGCGCGTGTGCGCTTACCGCGTGAGGCAGTTACCTTGCGGTAGGGAATAGTTGAGTCGACCTGACGCAACAATGCTTCCACCATATCGCCGCCATTATTCGTTTCAGCAATAACGCGGTCGCATTTCCATTTACGGTAGAGGTCTACTGCTTTGCGACACCATTGCTCCGGCGTTCCACGCATCGTTGCATCTTCCAACACATAATAATGCCCGTCAGGAGTAGCGCCGGCGACCACGATACCGGTCATATCTGAGTTCTCACCGCTAGTTACCGCAGGGTCAATAGCCACCACAATTCTGTAATACGGCGGCTGCTTGTCCGGTGAGATACGAGCATCCTCTAGCAAGCTGCGTGTCCATAGCGCGCCTTCGGCATCTTCCAGCAATTCACCGAACAACTCTTGCCTACCGAGTCGTGTGCCGGCGTAACGCGCTTGTAATTCTAGGAGTGCTTGCGGTGCAAGGTTCTTCGCGTTATCAAAAGTTGAGCCGCGTACTATTTTTACCGTGCCATCATCACGCTTGCTCAGGTTACGGATAAGCTGCGTTGGTCTTGGAGTAGTGGTGATGATAGTGCGCGGGTGCTGTCCTAAGCGCAAACCAAATTGCAACTGGTCATAAGTATCCGGATAGCGCCAAGCCGCCAACTCATCACACCAAGCACCGTGATGCTGAGGACCACGCAAGCGGTCAGGCTCATCTGCTGAAAACAGCTTTATGCGTGAGCCGTTCTTTAATACAATCGTTCCTGTTGAACGGTTATAGTTATTGAGATAGTCATATTCACGGAGTATGGGGAGTATGCCGGATTGACCTTCTGCACAGGTGTCGCGTACATCGCCGAAGGTAGGCGCGATAACTGCCCACCGCGTTTTACTGTGTGTGATTGCTTGCCAAACAATCCATTCCGCCGCCGTGCGCGTTTTACCAGCACCGCGACCAGCCAAATACAGCCAAGTAGACCAATCCCCGTCA